CTTGTAAAGATTTTATACCAAGAGTTGTTACAAAAGCAAAAGAGCGAAATGAACAAGATCTAAAAGATAAAGCTCCATTTTCAGCCAGTAATTTTGAAAATCCTGTAGATTTAAATGCTAAAACATCAATAACAGCTCCTATATTACCTAATAATAAATTAAAAGTTAATGGTGGTAGAATTCTTCATTCAAGAATAAAAAATAAGATTATTGCTTAGAATTGTTATTGTTTATCATCCTCTATTTCAATATCAACAAGACCATGAATAAAGATTAAGTATTCTTTAGGAAATCCCCAAAAGCAACTGGGTTGTTGGTCTGTAGGAGGAATACGTCGTGTTGATTGATTATTACCGTGTGAAAATGCAACAATAATTTGTTGAGGTAAAATCTCAATTACTTGATTTTCACGTCCAGAAATCCAATCTTCACCTTCAGCGATTGAAATATCAGAAAATTTTCTTTCAATCCAAGCAGATTTGTAAAAAGTAAGCGTTGCTTCAGAAATTCGTTGAGAGAAAGGAATATCATATGGTGGTACATTTACAGCACTAATACCACGTTTCAAATCATATAGAGCAAGAGTAGTACAACAAGCAATAGTAGCTTTACTTGATTCACCGCGTTTAGTTCCTTTTGTAAGCCAGGCAACGCGGCGACGAAAAGATGTTTCAGGATAATGGTCATCGTCATCCATAAAAAGAATAATATCATTTGAAGCATTTTCTATTCCGTGATTACGTTTTTCACCAATACTCATACGACCTTCAATTGGAATATATTTAATTTTTATATCTGGTACTTGAATTTGAAAACTAATAATTTTTTCAGTATTAGTAGATTTTTCATTATCTTCAATTACAATCCATTCAATCTTATCTTTAGGATAGTCTGTAGAAAGTAGATTGTGAAAAGCGATATCAATAAGTTTTTGACGATTATAAGTTGGTGTAATAATTGAAATTGGAGGACAATCTTTTATATTGAGAATTGGAGGACATTCAAAAATTCCTTTAATAGGTCTACGTTTATTAATAAGTGTATTAATGTATGTTAATATAGATAAGAATGAATTACAAGTTAAAGAAAAACGTTTATTTGCACATTCTTGGCGAATTTTACGAATTTCTTCAAAGTCTGTTTTACGAAAAATATCAAAAGCTACATTAAGTTCTTCACGAATTGAACAAGGACAAGGACTAGCAATAGAATATCTAACTTTATCAGATTCTTGATAAGTATTAGATAGCCAAGAAATACCAGTAGGATTTTGATAATCTTGTTCAAATATAGGAAGAGAATTCATAATAGTAAATGCTCCTGATACTTCGGCATTTGCGGCAGCATATCCAAAGGCTTCTCCTTGACTACATATAAGATGACCACGAAATAGTGACATTAAACGATGACGAGTATTAATGTCTAAATCCTTACATTTTACAGTAATATTAGCAGAATTACCAGTGGCATTATTAATTTTAACTAATTCATTAGCAAAATCTTCGCGAGTAGTATAAATATTGAGAGTAGGATCAGATGATGTCCAAAAAGGTAAAATCTTTTTAAGATATTCATATTTAGAAGTAGAACCTGCTATAAAGCATACAAATCCTAAATCACAATTTTTTCCATAAGGATTTATGTTGTCATTTGATTGCCAAGAAGCTGCCCAGGGTACAACAAAGATATTATCTGTGGAAATACTTTTTTCAGTGAAATCTTTACTAAATTTATTAGCAGATACATGGTCGCGAAATATAAGAGCATCAAATGCGTGAGCATATGAATCATATGAATATGACCACTGTTCAGGATTAACAATCATAATATTAGTATGAGCCCAAGGAATAGCGCTATAAATAGGAATTTCTAAGTGAATATTAATATCACAATGTGTAAATGATTCTCTCATATCAACCATTTTAGGTTTAGAAATTGAACGACCAAGTTTGTCTTGTAATGTTGTAAGGATCCGTTCAATAACAATAATATCATCATTAAGTCCATATGTATTTGTTTTGTTATAAATGATATTTACAGAAAGTGGAGATGTCATTTATAATAAATAATAAATAATCTTTTAAGTAGTAATAAGATATTATATGACAGCGAAAGAGATAAGAGATTTAGGTTATTTAAGTTGGAAGGACCCATGGGCTTGGATGGAAACAATGAAGGGTAAAAGATGGGATAATCTTATAAAAAAAGAGAAACAATATTTTAATGATTTAGTTACACAACCATCAGTTGAAAAAGAAGCCCGACAGATGGAAAATGAAATAATTTCTGCTCAAGAATATAATAATTTATCTGGATTTAAGATTGGTTGTGGTATGATTGATATTTTATTAGTGGCAAATTATAGATTTGTTTGGAAATGGAGTTGGGATAATAAAGCAAAAGCAAAACCAGCATCTGATATTGATGTTTTAGGTAATATAGTATGGTATGTATCATCTGATAAAGAAGCAAATAAAAATAAAATAATATGTGAATCATCTGATGGTAAAACTATTTGGTCAAAGAATGGTGTTTCATCTGATATAGCTGTAATAGGTGAATTATGTTATTATAATAAAGTTATAGATTATTTTAGAACAGTTGAATTTTGTGTATGTAATGCTCAAACAGGAGGAAATGAAATAATTCTATATAAAGAATCTGATAAAAAAAGAGATTTAATACTTTTAAAATGTGCGAATAGAACTTTATATATGATGTCAGTAAGTCCAATTAAGAGTAATCTATATAAAGTAAATGGTGTAAAATTAGAGAAATTAATGAAAAATTCATTAATACAAAGACCATTAGGAGAAAGTATATATGGTGAGGATTGTATATTAACAAGAAATTCACGTTATGAAAACTGGAAAATTACAGGTAAGCCAATAGATGAGTGGATATTTCCAGATGAAGAGCCTGAATGGATAAATATTCAATCTGGTAATATTTTGACAATGAATGAAGGTTCTCAATCATTATGGTTTTGTAATTCTTATAAAAAACCACAATTAATTTTTAAGATTAAGGCTGGGTATATGGAACCTAATATTTGGACACAGTGGGGAAATTCTCTTATACAAGCATTTGCTGTTAAATCACCATTTGAAACACCTTATATAATTTATTTAATAAATAATAAAATAATACGTGATGAAAGAAAACTTAAGATTGAGCATCCTATAAAATTTAATGCATTAGATGTAAATAGATTTCACACAACATCAAAAGACGGAACAAAAGTTCCATATATAATAGTAAAAGAAAAAGGAATTAAACCAAAAGCTCAATTAATATATGTATATGGTGCTTATGGTTCATCAACGCCTATTGGATGGCCCTATAGTCATTGGTATCCCTTGTTAAAAAGGAAATGGGCATTAGTATTTGCGTTAGTTCGTGGAGGAGGTGATATAGATTCTGCGTGGGCAGAGGCAGCAAGAAGAGAAAATAGACACGTATCTGTGGATGATTTTGAAGCAGTTATAAAAGCATCAAAAACTAAAAATAATTTAGAAGCCAATAAAACAGTTATTTATGGTCGTTCAGCAGGTGGTCTTCCTGTAGGAGCAATTGTATCACGATTTCCTAATGGGCAACTTATTGGAGCAGCCTTTACTGAAGTACCATATGTAGATGTACTTAGAACAAGTTCGAATCCCGAATTGCCACTTACAATAGGTGAATATGATGAGTTTGGTAATCCAGAAGAGAAATTATTAAACTTTAAAGAGTTATTATCAGTTTCACCAATAAATACATTACCATCGGATGGCGCACCAGGTGTATTTGTAATGAGTCGTGTTGGACTATTGGATAGGCAAGTTTTTGCGTATGAGTCTTTTAAGTGGATACAGAAATTACGGGGGCTAAAATCATCAGAAGAAAGTATAATAAACAATCCAAATGGAAAGTATGTAACATTTGAGAGAAAAGAGGCACATCAGTATCGTCCGTCGAAGTTCTCCCGGTTCAGAGCAATTGATCTTGCGATTTTAGACAATTGGGTAGATGGGACTTTAAGATTATAAAGCGTCCGACAGTTAATAAAAAATTATTCATCGTTGGTAAAAAATAATCTAACATAAGAATATAAAATGAACAATATGAATCGTAAGACTCGTCGTAATAAGAACAAAACTAATGGTGGTATGAATGGTATGAATCGTAAAACTGAAGGTGGTAAGCGTCGTGTTCACCGTCGCAAGACTCACAAGCGCCGCCACACTCGCAAGTAAATGTTTTAAACTTTAAAGTTTATTAAACATTTATTTGTGTTAGTGTTAACCGTACATTTTTTTCTTAATTTGACTATTTGTGTACTATTAGGAAGCCAATTTTGTATATATAAAGACCTGTGTAGCTCATGAGCTCCATATGTTTTTATTCCTTCTCTATGTTTCATAGTTCCATAACCATTTGATTTAAGTAAATCATATTTATCATTACATTCTATATTATTTTCACAATAATTTTTTATCCATTTATCATGTTCAACCTTTGCTAAGATTGAAGCACCTGCTATTGCTAAATATTTGGCATCTCCATCTATTATTAATTCCTGTTCACCTTTCCATCCTTCAATTTGTAGTACTCCGTCAATAATTAAACGGCTTGATACTAATTCATCATGTGTAATTGAAATAGCGCTTGCTGCACGTCTAAATGCCTCCATATTAGCCCAAGTGATACCATTTTCATTAATCTCTTGGGCTGTAACTATTCCAACTGCTGATTTAGGTATAAGTTCTTTAATTCCATTGGCAATATATTCTCTTTTTTTGGGACTAATTTTTTTACTATCACGAAACATTGTAATTAATATACGTTGTTTGTCAGTCCATGTAGATTCGTTAGGAATAATAACAGCTGCTGCCATAATTGGTCCCCAGAATGAGCCACGTCCGGCCTCATCAATTCCAATTTCAAGAATAGTATCATTTTTAAAGCATGTGGATAACATTTTAATATTCTTTATAAAATGTTATAAATCAAATTTTGTAATAAAATAAGCAAATAACAAAGTTTGTAATTAACAGTAGAGATGATTATTAAGCTAACTCTTATTGGACTAATTATTGTTTTGATGGGCGTGATTACTATGTCATATTATGTAAATGAAGAAGGATTTGATGATATTTCAAATGGATATTTTAGTAATTTATCAAATGATTTAAGTGGTGCGATGAACACTGTTTCATCAGATGTTTCATCGGCAACAAGTAATTTAAGTGGTGATGTTAATAATGCTATGAATGCTGTTTCATCAGCAACAAGTAATTTAGGTGGTGATGTTAATAATGCTATGAATGCTGTTTCATCAGCAACAAGTAATTTAGGTGGTGATGTTAATAATGCTATGAATGCTGTTTCATCTGATATATCATCAGCAACAAATAATTTAAGTGGCAGTGTTAATAATGCTATGAATACTGTTTCATCAGATATATTATCACCAACAAATAATTTAAGTGGTAGTGTTAATAATAATATTATTCCAGAAGTTTCAATTAGTGGAAGTGGATATAACGCAATGAATTTACAACAGAAATCAGATTTATTAAATGATATTCAGAAGGTGGTAAGAAATGATATTTTAGCAAGTCGTAGTACAACACCAGTTTTAAATAATGGAGGAAATTGTAAAGTTACGGATTCAGTTTCGCAAGGTCAAGAATATGTAAATAATTGTTATAAAGATACTGAATATCGTTGTCCAAAAAATCCAGACGGATCTTGTCCTCCAATGCCTGATATGTCACAATATATTAAAAAAGACGCTATCCCTTGCTTCGGCTGTGCTCTTGATTATTAAAGTTTGGATAATATAAAGTTAATATAATAAAGTAGGATGTTTGCTTTCTTAGTATTACTTTTTATTTTGATAGTAATTTTCTTTTTTACTTCAGTAAATAATGTTAAAGAAGGATTTAATCCAATGAATACATCTCCATTACACAAGGTTAATATACCTATAAATATAATTCCTCCAGCAATTCAAGCACCTCCGGTTAGAAGTATAGAAGATTCGAATGTTGAGTCATCTGATTTACCAGGACAATTGCCTATTGCACCTTATGAACAAATTGCGGCAATGAGTCCTTTACCATATCAAAATACAACATTGATTAAGGCTAATAGACAACAATTAATATCAATGCTTGAAATGGTAAAAGGTTTCCTTGCATTTGAGGCACAAGAACTTTCTGAACGTTCAGATCCAACTATTCAATTACCATTAAATACAGCACGTAGTGATTTCCATACTTTACAATCTGAAGTTGAAGTACTTAATAGAAATCCAGGTCTTCAACCAACAATTACTCAATCACATTTAAATGAAATTGCTTCAAATTTAGCATATCTAGAGCGTGAAGTAAGATTAATAGGGGCAGCTGGTCCAATTCAAGGACCAATTTATCAATTTGTACAACCAGTAAATGTTCATGGTGGAAATATAGAAGGTTTTGAAAGTATGACAGGTGAATCACCTAATAATGGTGCTATTGCTACTCCAAAGGACTTAGAAGCGTTTATTGCTCGCATTAGTGCTGAAATTATCCGTCTTGCGGCAAGTGGTACAACTGATCCTATTACGAATGCACGTGTAGTAGCACTTACTCAAATGAAATCAAATGTTCAAACAATTATAGACCAAGTACAATCTGGAGCATTAATGCCTGTAGAGATTCCGATTATGAAGAATGATTTAGTGAAAGCATTTCCAATTCTTGGAAGACCTGATGAGCCTTTACCACAGATTATTAAAACATTAGGATTACCTCCAGGGTTAGCTAATTTACTTCCATCAAATGTACAAAAAGACCCAAATACAATGCGTGAAATTAATAAATTAATAGATAAATATTCAGATACAGTTATAAATGGTATAAGCGCGTCGTTTGCTGTAAAATATACAAGTCCAAATGAAAAGGCTCGTGCTTTAAGTTCAATGATTGATAAAACAGGATTTCCATCAATGGGTGATTTAGATAATGTATGTAATACAAAGTTTGTTCCTGATGGAGGTATTAACCCTGTAACTGATAAACTAGCATCATTACCAATAGATGCAGGTCGTGGTCCATCACATTTTGATTGGAAGAGTCGAGCAAAACAGATTGAAGGACAAATTAAGAAACGAGGATTAAAAACAACTGATTTTGGAATAATGCCTGATAATACGAAGGTATCTAATGATTTTTCTTGGAAAGGTTATACGCGTATGATTTGTACACGTCTAGAAGCGACAATGGATCCATCATTACCTGAAACATGTGGATGTCCTCCAATGGATTGGCCTGGATGGAGAATTTCTAAATAGTTATTTTAGAAAAATAAAATATAAAATATATAATATAAAATAACTAAGAAGAATGGAATTTATAGTTGAATCAGATATTATTATTCGCACAGTGGATAAACCATTTAATGAACGTCAAATATTAGGTTCATTTAATACATCTGAACAAGCATATCAGTATATTGAAAAATATTTACAAGATTCTAAAGAATTACATACATATTTTTCAAGAACATATTTGTGTCCAAAAGAAGAATATGAAGATAGAATTAATAATAAAAGAATAATTGGAATTAATGTTGTATTAGGTCAATTTGAAGATATGATTTATGTGCGAAAAAATAATTCTTAATCTTATATAATTAACTTTTAAAATAAGATAAAAAGTAGGTTAGAAACAGAATGACTATATCGCCAATTCATTTGTTAGGACTTTTTATTGTTGGCTTAGCAATTGGTTTATATGTTAAACAGGTTTTAAAGAAAGAAGGCTTTGAAGATTATGAAAATAAATGTGATAGTTGTGGTGGAGGTTCCCCTTGTAATTGCGCAAAACCTAAACCTCGTCCAATTTGTCCGGCGTGCTCAGACTGTAAGCAGCCAGATATGAGTAAATATGTGCTTAAAACTTCAATACCACCCTGTCAAGCTTTACCTGATATGAGTAATTATATTCTTAAGAGTGAATGTCCTCCAGTACCAGATTTAAGTGGATATGTTCTTAAGAGTTCTGTACCAAAGCAGAATCCAGTAATTTTGGATTGTTCTAAGTGTCAAAAACCAAAAGGAGATTGCCCACCTTGCCCTCGTGCCCGTTGCCCTGATGTAAGATGTGCTCCACCAACCAAATGTCCTGCTTGTGCCCCTTGCGCACGTTCAATTTGTCCTCCGGCTGTAGTGAAATGTAAAGCAGAAGAGGTTGTACCTCAAGGAGAATCACTTGTAAGACCTTTCCTTGCTCCACTAAGTTACAGAGGGTTTGGTGAATAATATAATTAATTATTTTATTTATTACTAATAACTTAATACTTTATATATAATGTGTATAAAGTATTAATCTCAAAAAAAGATAGAAGAAATGGATACAAGATTTTGGGGACCATCTGGATGGACAATGCTCCATCTTATTACTTTTGATTATAAGTATTCTCCTATAAATGCGGTAACATATTCACATTTTTTTGATTCTATTCCATATATTTTACCGTGTAAATTCTGTAGAGCATCATTAACAGATTATTATAGGCAATATCCTTTTAAAATTTATAATAAAATAAATCCATCATTGGATTTGAAGAAATGGATGTATAATATTCATAATTGTGTAAATAATAAATTAAGAAAGCAAGAATTAAATCCAAATACAAATCCAAAATATTCTGATGTTAAAGATTTATATGATAAATTATTAAAATGTGATTGGCAGAAACAATTAACTACATTTTGGGATTTTTTATTTGCAGTAGCATATAATCATCCAAAAGAAACTATAACAAATTCAAAACCGATGCCAGATTGTCCAAAATATATATATAAATGTAAGAATAATTGTGAGAAAAATAAATGGAATATACTAAGTTTATCTGACAGAATATATTGGTTTAAACATTTCTGGGCATTTCTTCCGGCTGTTCTGCCAGAAGAGATTGCATCAAAATGGAAGGAAGCTGAAAAGAAGAATCCACCAACGCTTGAATGTCGTCGTTCATCATTGGCGTGGCTATGGAGAATAAGATGTTCTCTTGATACTGATTTTAGAGACCCCTACACGTCGATATGTAAAAAAATAGGAAGTTATTCAAGTGATTGCGGAAAGAAAAATAAAGCAATAACATGTCGCAAAAAACGTAAAATTATAAGGACTTTAAAAAACGTAAAATAGTCTAAGAGAAAGTAGAGATATAATGGAAGGTTTCTACCAGAAATTATTAATATATATAGTTATTATTATTTTAGCCTGTTTAATAACTCTTTTTACATTTGATACATGGAGAACAGTTGTTTTAGTAATTCTCTTACTAACATTAGTTAGTTATGTATTTATTTTAGGGTTAGATAAATTAACAACTTTGAATTGTACAAATATAAAAGAAGGATTTATATCTGAATCTGCTGCAGATTCATCAAAATATGAATGGTTAAGTAATGATGATTTATTTGATGATTTTTATGCATCTGTATTTACAAAGTTAACTCAAAATGAAAATTTAGTGCAGGCTGAAGCGGCTATATGTATAGAGGAATTTGCCAGAAAAACACCAAAAGACCAATTAATAATATTGGATGCTGGGTGTGGAATTGGAATTGGTACATCAACATTTACGAAACTTGGAGCTGGAATGACTGTTGGTATTGATAAAAGTCAAGGTATGATTCGATATGCTAAAGGAACAACTGTTCCTAATACAACATTAAATGATTCACAAAAACAAGATATTGAATTTAGGCAATTTGATTTAATTGGTCCAGGAGCAGCAGCAGCTTCTGAATTTACAGATGCTTGTTTATTATATTTTACAGTATATTATTTTAGAGATCTTGATACTATCTTTCGTAATTTAGCGTTATGGGTTAAACCAGGTGGTTCTTTAGCTATAGAAGTTGTTAATAAATATAAGTTTGAACCTATTCTTGATTCAACTAATCCTTGGGTAGGATTTAGTCCACAAAAATACGCAAAGGAGCGTTTAACAAAATCAAAAGTTGTATTTGATAAGTTTGATTATGAAGCTGAGTTTGATTTACAAGATCCTAAAGCAGAATTCCGTGAAACATTCCGTTTTAAAGATGGTTCAACACGTAGACAAAAACATACATTATATATGCAAAATATTCCTGATATTGTAAAGAAAGCTCAAAATAATGGCTGGACATATACAAAATATGTTGATTTAATGCCTATGTCATTTTCATATGGGTATTTATTATTTTTTAGCAGAAATGCTGAATAATATTTAAGTCTAAATATATTATTATATAATAGTGTAATGTCGTCTATTTCTATTTTAGATATATTTCAAAAAGGTCTTATACGGGGTTCAGAGAGGTTGGCATATGATCCATCAAAGGCTTATGCATATGTTGAGCATCCTGTAGAAGGTTGGCGTGTATATTTAAGGTCATGTGTATTTCTTCATTCTGAAAATGAATCATTTAATTCACAGCATTTTTTAGTAGTAAAAAGACGTGGAGCTCGATTATCTACTCCCAGTTGGGAACCACCAAAAGGGCAAATGGAGGGTAAAGATATTAAACATAATCAATCTGTATTAGAACTTCTTAAAGAAAATGTATTAAGAGAAACAGAAGAAGAATCACATATATCTAAAGTAAATAATTTAAAACATACAGGATTAGTATTTCAGTCACAAGAATCAGATTTTCCAGCAAATACATATTTTCAATATCATATATTTCAAGGATTTGTAACAGGTGAACAGATTAAACAGTCATATAATACATTTGAGTGGATTAAAGAGCATCCAAAAGCATTTGCGAGATGGAAGAGAGATAGAAGAGAGAAAGATGCAGTAGCCTGGTTTAATCCAAGAGTTACAAGATTAAATCCAAGATGGACTCCTGATATATTAGTTTTATATTTAAGAAATATAAAAGGTAAAATCTAAATTTTTTCAAGTTTTGAAGAAAGAGGTCCAATTTCAAGTTGTTTTTTAAGAAGTTCTAACCCTTCTTGTTTATAATTATATGTACAATTATGTTCTTCATAATGTAAATGTGTAATACAAAATATTTTTTCACATTTACATTTATATTTATATACTCCAAGTTTTTTTTTACATTTTTCACAACGAGACATTCTAAATAAATCGTGGATTAATAATAATTTAATTTATCATTTTCTAATACAACAGCAACAAATCAATTTTATAAAACTAAATATGACTGTGTTAAAAATGCTAAATGTTCCATTATAAACATATTTAGTATGTTCATCTGTTGAAGTGGATATAGTATGTTGTATATAGATTTGTTTTTCAATATCATCTTTTAAAACATTACTAAATGTTCTACGTCTATATTCCATTATATCTTAGAATAATAACTTAAAATAGTTTTAAGTAACAAATTAGTAGATGTTTTGGACGTCATATCCAATAATGAATATAATTCAAGCTAAATTTAATAAGGAGATTTTTAAATCACAAATATTTGATAAAGAATCAATTAAATCACCAACTGGTATAAACGCAATAATAATTACTAAAAATCAAAATACAAATCTAATTCCAGATATTAAATTATTTATAAAGAATAATTTTGGTTCTCCACCTAAAACACCTATTTTAGATATTCCTGAAGATAAAATACTTGGTAATAAAGATTCTATTATAATCTTAAGAGATATTGATAAAAATATAATAGGTTGTATTAGATATCATTATTTAGGAGTATTTATCACATCAAACAATGAAGAAATATATTGTGAAGATTGTTTTACTGTAGATAATAAGTGGAGAAAAAAAGGAGTAGGGGATTATTTACTTACAGTATTACATAAATATTTTAATACTAATAATATTTCATATTCAATGTTTTTAAAGGAGGGTAGAATTTTATCAATAATGTTAACACCAATTTATACTGGAATATATGTATTCAGAAAATTAAAGGAGATTAGTTCAAATAATGTACATTCATTGACAATTAGTCAAGGATATAAAATAATGGATATTTTTAGTGAATTAAATAAAATATTTATAGTTCGTAATTTTTTATCAACAAATCAATTCTGGAAATTATATAAAAGAGATACATTTAAAGTTTTAGTTTGTTTTCAGGATACATATCAAATATTTAATGAAGATAATAATATAAAAAAAATATGTTGGGCTACTGCGTGGATAGAGAGTCCTAATATGACAGATAATATTCGTAAAGAGGCATCAAGAGAATTATCAGCATTAATGTATCCAGAATTTGATTATGTTTGGATGAATAAAAAATGGGTAGGGAATGATATAGAATGGAAGATAGATGGGTTTTTTCATTGGTATTCATATCAATGGACATCAAATATTAATATAAAAAATAATTATTGTATTTTAAATTAAATTAATATTTAGGTATTATTTTTTTCAGTAGTATTTTTTTTAGTTGCCACATCTTTTTTAATACGTTCTTCAATAATTTTTATTGAATCTGGACTTGTAGTAAGAACTTTTTTCATTCCTTGAGCATATGTGCTTTCACAATTAGTATAATAATTTACAAGTGTATTTCGTGCTAAATAATTGATGCGTTGAATTTCAGGAAATCCTTTTTTAATAATATTATCGCTTAAAGAGATTTTATAACGTAAAGAATCTTTGTCGCGTTGTACATTAAATAATAATTTAACAATTTTTCCGCATTCTGATGCGTGAGCAACTTGTATTTGTAATAATTTATTAATAATTTGATAAACTGAATTAACGCTATTTGAGGGAATAAGTAAATTTTCAGGAATACCAGTACATAATATTTGGTCTCTTTTATTTTTAATTCCTTTTAAACCTTGTTTAATATCTTCAGGTTTTATAATAGATCCAGAAAATTTGGATTCAGCAAGAGAATCACCAAAGTCACTACTCATTTTTTTCATAAATTCTGTATATTGTTTAAGATTACCTACAACAATTTTAGGTGTTGAATCAATTGTATCATAAAATAATTGAGATAAAGCTGCTAAACCTGGACTTGTATCAAGAGAAGAACCTGGTTTTGGAATTCCACTACGTGAAATTTCTGTTTTTATACCAGTTGATGTAACTTTAGTTTGTTCAAGAAATCTTGCTTTACATATAAACGACACACCAGGTTCATCTTTTCCTAATGGATATGTAGTAAGGAGTTGCATAGCACGTGCTAGACAGTGTGCCATTGGTTTATCTCTTGTTAGAGCTTGTACTATTTTAGCAAGACGTAATTCTTCAGCTGTTCCTGTTTCTGAAATAATAGTTCCAGATCTTATACCAGATATTTCATCTAAAGTTTTTTTCTTTAAAAATTCAACTATTTTATTAAATGTTTCATCAAAATAATCTTTAATACTTTTACTTGAAGACTTTATACTGTAATTATATGCTCTTGCTCCTGAAGTTCTTTGAATAGTAATAGTTTTTTGTGATATAATATCTGATGTAACTTCAATTATTTGAGGAGATTCTCCTTCTTTTTTATAAAATTTAAGTTTTCCAAATGTAAATTTTGTATCAGAATCAATACCATCAATTCTTGTATATGCTTCAAGTTGTGAATAAAACTTACCACCAGAATATCCAATAAAGAAAATTCCACGTTGTAATTTAGAATCAGTTATAATGGTATTTGAAATACGTCGTCCAAATTCATTTCTTTCTTCAATCTTGGGAGCAAAATATATTTTACCTCTGCCATCATTTTCACCACTGTATATAGTTAAATATCCTCTTGTAGTATCTTTGTCATCAATTAAATATGAACGTAAAAAATTAAAATTACCTAATGTGGAAGCTGGAATAACACCACCGCCTGTAGTAAAAGGTCTATATCCAGGGGCTAATAATCCTTTTTTAGCACTATCGGTTATATAAGGTAATATTCCACTATCAGATAAAACTCTAACATCATCAATAACAGTAAGAGCAAGAGCTCCGTAAATTTGAAAAATCCGTGTATAGAAATATGATAAAATAAGACATAGACTTTGTCGTTCATTTTCATCACTTTCAGAAGGTTGAATTAGTTCTTTAACAGGTCTAAATGCGATTATACCTTGTTTATCTTTAATAGGTGTAATTTGTAATTCATAAAAGTGTTTGTAAAGAGTATTAG